GTTTTGGAGATTTTCTGATATGATCAATCATCGTGTTATGCGCGATAGAAATCACCCAAGTCGTAAAGTCAAAATCTTCGTTATATAATTTCAATTTTGTAAAAACCTTCGTAAACGTTTCTATAGCGATATCTTCGGCTTCTTCTTCGTTTCTAATCTTAGAAAATACATAATGATAAACTTTGTTCCACAAAACCTCTATCACTGCGTTCTGAGCATTTCGTTTCCCTTTTTTAGCTTCCAAAATTATGTTTTCTAATGTCATTTACTAAATCAATTATGATAAATATAACAAAATTTATAGTATAAAAAAAGCTTCAATAAAATTATTGAAGCTTAAAATCTGTAGACCCACAGGTACTAAGTCAAGCTTCGTAAAATAGTGATATATACACGATTTTAAACGTGCACGTGTCAAATTTGTGTCAATTATTATTATTGAAGTATCAGATTATACTCTATTTTTTGTATGATTTTAATTCTTCTTTAACTAAATTAAGTTCATTTTTTGTTCGTTCAAGCTCCAACTCAAGGGATGTAATATACTTTTTATTGATCTCTTTTAGCGAGATTAAGTCGTCCATTCGTTCAGAAGTCATCGATTTTAGCATTGCAACTTCGTTATTCAAAATGTAACCTTTGTTTACATTTTCATCCAACTCTTCAATTTTTTTTATAAAACCTTTAGTTAACGGCTTTTTCCCATTTAAGAACTGAGACAGTCCTGAATTTGAATATCCTAAAGCATCTGCTAATTCTTTTTCATTATTACCATAACCCTTATAAATTAAATATTTACTCAGTTTTCTAACTCTTTCTAAGACAGTGTTTTCCATAGTTTTTTAGTTTTTTATGTAAACTTTGTTTACATTTTTATTCATTTTAGTAAACTTTGTTTATATATTTGTTTAGTAGAAGTAAACAAAATTTACATGACACAATATATTAAAAAAAGAAATCAATACAACAGGTATGTTGTAAACCTTTTAATTAAAGAGTTTAAAATGACTGAACAATTCGTTTATCAGTCGTTAAAAAAGACTCGAAAAAGTAAAAAAGCTTATGAGATCCGAAAAATGTATTGGATCCTTTCAAATAAAATAGAAGCTGTTTCAAAACAGACACTTAAAGACTTTATTGTTAAATAATCGAGACGTTCTTTAAACACTTTACGTGCCACTGTTACCGTCAGTGGCTTTTTTAGACAAAAACAAAAACATATATCATGAATATTCACATTAAAAAAATTGACGAGAACAATTATCTCGTAAATCAAAAACCTGTTTATCGGGAAAAAAACGCATGGGTATTTTCATACCTAATTACTCAAGAAGAGGCAAACGGATTTATATCTCATTTAAAATCTAATAACTAAAAATGGCTGTAAAATTTATTTCACAAACTACTGTCGAAACCATTTTTTCTGAAACAAAAATAGAAGATGTTGTAAAATACTATATAAATGAGCCATTGAAGAAAACAGGTGCTCATTTTAAATGCAAATCATTTACTTCAAATGAAAGAACTCCTTCATTAGTAATCTCTCCAGCTAAACAAATTTTCAAAGATTTCTCATCTGGAGCAGGTGGTAACTTTATTGAATTTATAAAATATGCTGATAAGACTATTGATAATTACAAGGATGCTTTATTAAAAGCCGCTGAAATTTCAAATATTACTGTCGTATTTGAAGATTTATCTCCGGAAGAGGAGCGAAAACACCAGGAGGAAATTACAGCAAAGGATTTCACACGAACAATGACACACTTATATAGTAAGAATCTTCTTGAATTAGAAGACAGTCATTGGGCTAAACAAATGCTAGAAGCTCGAGGTTATAATGAAGATACAATTACCAATTTCCAATTAGGTTTTGCAAGACAACAATATGATCAAGTTTCTTCTTACGCAAATGAATATGGTCATACAGGTTTAGCTACAAAACTAGGCTACTCGACTGCTAAAAATGGAAAATCTTATGACTTTTTTCAAAACAGATTAATATTTCCTATCCATAACGAACGTGGAGAGGTGATTGCATTTGGAGGACGCAGAAGTAATGATGATGAAAAATATGCAAAATATCTAAATTCAAAAGATTCTGATCTATACAATAAAGAAAAAGTATTGTATGGATTATTTCAAGCAAAACATTCGATAGTAAAACATCGAAAAGCCATTTTAGTCGAAGGTTATACTGATGTTATTTCATTGCATCAAAAAGGAATTAATTATGCTATTGCATCTTGCGGAACTGCCTTGACTAATCGTCAAGCCAAACTTTTAAAGAAATATTGCAAAGAGGTAATTATTTGGAGGGATAATGATAACGCAGGACAAAAAGCAGTTCTAAATGATTTAGATATTTTACTAAATAATGGCTTCAAAGTTTCTGTTCTTATTGCTGAAGACGAAAAATCAGATCCGGATGAAATTTCTCGCAAAGTAGAAAGCTTAGACGATTACATTACCAAACACTCTACTGATGCCATTTTATGGCGTTCTAATAATTTAAAAGAAGAGGCTATTTCGAATGTTTTTCTACAAAAAGAAGAAGAATTAAAAGATAGGGTTGAAACAAAAACGAAAGAAAAACAGGAAAAAGCTCAAAAAGAAATCAATGTTTTTGAACAAAATTTAGAATCTGAAGAAGCTGAAATTGTCAAAGCTGCAAAAAAGAATATTAATTTAATCATAAAGCAACTTCCAAAAGATCTTAAGATTTTGGAAGATATGGCAAAAGCTGAATTAAAATTTATACCAAAATATGATTCATTTGCTTTATCTGACAAATTAAAAGAAGCTGCAGATCTTATCGCCTACTTAGAAGATGATGTAACGAAGAATTTTTACATCAAAGAAGTGGCTCGAATTTTTGATCAAAAAGAAACGGATCTAAAAAATATTGTAAAAGAAAAAAGTGTTAATCCTCGAACTCGCAAGGTTGAAGCAAAAAGTAATATTGGTTTACCAGATGGAGCTGATCCGGAACAATATGAAGTAGATCGATTTTGCGAAATCAATAATTCATATCATTTCTTTGGTAAAGACGGCTTTTTCAAAGCTACATCTTTCATGTTAAGCCCTTTATTTCATATTGATGGACGTGATGATAATAAGCGTTTGTGTGAAGTTATTTCTGACTCTGGATACAAAGCATTAATTGATTTTGAATCTAAGGATTTGTTAAACTTTAATCGTTTTCAAGAAGTTTTATTCGATAAAGACGATTTACTATGCGATGGAGAAATGACGAATATTCATTTCAAATTATTAGTCAAAAAAATATCGAAAGGATTTATTAAAGCCAAAGAATTAAAGACGTTAGGATGGCAAGATAAAGGATTTTGGGCTTACCCAAATGCAATTCATTTTAATGGAGATTTGAAACCTGTTAACAAGTATGGAATTATACAACTAGATCTTGAAGATGACGAAGAAGGAGAATATGCTGAAAATCACAAACACTATTACTCTCCATCATTTTCTGAGATTTACAAATACATGCAAGGCGATTCTGATGACACCTATGAGAATGATCGATATTTAGCTTATAAAAAAGCTCCAATTGATTTAAACACATGGATGAATCAAATTATCAAAGTATATGGATTTAAGAAAGGATCTATTGGTATTGCATTTTTATTCTCATCATTATTCAGAAACTATATCGCAAAATCAAGTCGATTACCAATGCTAGGTTTATTTGGTGAAAAAGGTTCTGGAAAATCACAATTAGGCGAATCTTTATCAGCTTTCATTTTTACCGATTTACCAGCGTTTAATTTACAAAATGGAACATTACCTGGTTTCTCGAGAAGATTAGAGCGTGTGAACAACGGATTGGTAGTTCTGGAGGAATATACTGACAATGTAAAACCGGAAATATGGCAATCCATGAAATCCGGATTCGATAATGTAGGTCGAGAAGTTGGATCGAGAACAGGTGATAACAAAACAAAAATTTCGAAGGTAAAATCTTCTATCTGTTATATAGGACAATATTTACCAACGATTGACGACGGTTCTCTTGCTGAAAGAACGATTGTTTTGAATTTCATAAAGAAAATGGCTGACGATTATACAGTTGAAGAAAAAGACGATTTCAGACTTTTAAAGCAATGGGAAAAGCATGGTTTAAACTCTCTAATCTTGGACGTTTTATCTCATAGAAAAACATTTATAGCAAAATACAATGAAGTTGTAAATAACATTGAGATTGAGATTAGAAAAGCCTTAAGAGATGTTGAATATTCTGAACGAATGATGACAAATTACACTGTTCTTTTAGCCGTGATTAAAATCTTTTCAGAAAAAATGGATTTCCCTTTTACATACGAAAATTTCTTTGAGCATTGTAAAAATGAAATAACGGAAAATTCAGATTTAGTGACTGAAATTGGAGGTATGACAGACTTCTGGAACACAATGGAAACATTAATTACAGATGGACGATTAGTAAATGGACGCGATTACATGATTGACCGTGTACACCAGGTAAAAGGAACTAAGAAAGTTCAAGGTAAAAAAGTTCCAGACATCTATGAAAACAAAGATCGTCACGAAGTATTATTTATTGACTTCAAACGTGTTTACATGGCAGTTCATGAGAAGATATCTAAGCTAGAAGGAAAAACAATGATTGGAGAATCTACTTTGAAAAATTACTTCAAATCAAAAAAATACTTCTTAAAGTCATCCGTAACACAACGTATAGGTTCTCGAGCTCCAAGTTGCTACACGTTTAATTACACCGAAATGGAGCGCATCGGAATCTTAGATATTAAAAATTCTGAACCAACATTTGATGAAAGACAAGAAATAGAACGAAATAAAATAAAAGATTCAACAACAGAAAAAGCATATTAAAATGAGTTTACAAAAATTAGAATTAATCGGAAATATCGGAGCTGATGCAAAAGTATATCAGTTCCCAGACGGGAAATTTGCAATATCATTTCCTTTAGCTACTTCAGAAAGATGGAAAGATACTGAAGGAAATAAACAAGAACGTACAACCTGGTTTAATTGCGTGCGATATACCAAAAGTAACGCTATTGCAGAACACCTGAAGAAAGGGCAACAAATGCGAATAGAGGGCGAGCCTCGTGCAAACGCATACATAGATAGAAGTGGAAATGCAGCAGCGAATTTGGAATGCGTTGTCAAAAATATGATTTTTTTAAGTTCTGCAAAAAACAGCAATACACCTCCCGCTCCAACAGATTTACCTCCATCTGCAAGCGGCGAATTCTCAAATGGAGACGATGATGATTTACCATTCTAACTATGTATCATCTTCGATTAACATTACGAAAAACCGACAGCACTGTGCTGTTGGTTTACGATACGAATTCAAGAAAGCTCGTTGGATTTCACACTCCAAATAAAGTGTTTGACAAACAAGAACTACTTGAGATGATGGACGAAATTTTTCCTCCAAATATAGATTCGATTGGAGATTATAGCGTAAAAATGGCTAAAAGAGTTGATTATCTGCTATTAACAAGATTGAACAACCAGGAAGAAATTAATCAAATACAAACAACATTAAATATTTAACACTATGAAAATCGAAATTTTAAAATGCGAACGAACAAACAAAGCATATCGTGTAATCGTAAAAGATTTAGGTATTTCTTTAGCAGTAAAACCTGCAAGAATTTTTCAAAAATTGTATGAAAATATAGGAAAACCTATTCCTTATATCGACTTATTAAATTTCATTTATGAAGAGAATGAAACGGATCCTGATTATTATAAACTTCGAGTTTTAGACACTAATTTATCAACTAAGATTAAACCATTAGCAAAAAAATTAGGTTATGATCTAAAAAGACAGCGAGGACAATCTTTAACATTAATTCCATTGGTATGAGTGTTCGAAAATATTGTGCCTTGACAGATTATTCTGACGATTTCCTACAGATCGTCGCGAGTAAAACAAATTTAGATCCTGGTTATATATATGGAGAAATGAGATTTGGAAATATACTTCTAATGAAGTTGGCAAACGGAAAATTTGACCTGTGCTGCATTCCAAATAAAACAGATGTACGAGTTTCATTTGAAGAATTAATAGCTAAATAATTAATTATATGAAATTTCATAAAAAAAACCTCTCTGAAAATATAACTGTTTATATTTTCACAAAGACAAAAAACAAATGCCTCTACATAAGATACGATGCTCGTATGGATTTTGGACAAGACTCGACTTCTGGAGCAAAAATGGATGACGTAGAAATACATTTTAAAAATTCATTTATTTTGACAGACTTCGAAGAAGTAACCATAAATGACATTCCGAATTCTATAAAATCTATATTAACATTTTTAAATGAATAATCATGAAAAAACTATTTTTAACGGTTTTAATACCATTTATCCTTGCAGTGGTTTTAAATAAAATACTTGACGACCCTGCCTTTAATTACTTCTGCATAATTATGTTTTGTATTCTCGTCTCATACGTCCAACAATATTTTTGGAACCTTGATACTAATCAAAAAATAGAAACACTGAAGGAACAAAACAAAATCTACCAATCATCTCTCGATGCGTTGAAATTCATTGACGAAAAACAATTCAATCAATTGGTACTATTAATCAAACAAAAATTAAACGAAAAAAAATAAAAACATGAATATTCAATACAAATTCGATAACAATACTATTCTACATTATGTATCAAATCGTGACTGGACTTACGACGACAATGATAAAGAAATAACATTAGTTTATGAACTATCATTTTCATTCTATGATTGTCATTATATGGTTACTATAAAGAAAAAAGATATTGAAAATGACAACGAGTTTTTTCTCAATGAAGGAGATAGTAAGCTTTTTGATTCTTTTGAAGATTTTGTTTCTGATAATTGGGAAACAATAATTGAAAAATGTAGAGATTTCGACTATTGGTTAGATGAATTAAATAAAGAAGATTAGTATGGATATTGAAGAACAATTTAAAGACAAATATTTTAGTATAGCCTTTTTCAATTATCAAGGCTTAGATTTAGTATCAGAACTTACAGGTATAGAATTTTTTTTATTAATATATGAAATATCTATAGGGAATCATTTCCTATTCCAACGTTCAGATGGAAAATTTGATTTTTTTCAAGAACCTGATGATGCATCTGAAGAAATTACGTTTACAGAATTTACTAAAATATTCAATAATCAATTTAAATAACATGAAAGAAGAAATCCACCTACTAAAAATTGAACGAAAACGTAATTGGAAAAAGATTCTAAAATGCATTAGAGGATGGAATAAGTTATTTAACAAACGTTTTTTAAAAGATCCAAATTGTAAAAAAAAACTTAGATCTAAACAAGAAAAATATAATGTCTATTTAGAAGCATGGTTAATCGCTAATAAAAGAATCAAAGAATTAGAAAATAGTTAACAAAGAGGAGCTTTCAACGCTCCTCTTCACATTTGTTTTCGATTCTGGTATTCACGTTGCAACCGTCATTTATCTTTCAACACAACGCATCTTCACGCTCCAACCCACATTTATCTCAACGCCTGGTTGAACTATGCTTTCTGGAAATATCATTCAATCCAATTCAGTAATTTTTCTGAGTTGGATTTTTTTGTCAAATTCCCCCGCACCCCCTTTTGCAATAAAATACATTTAAGAAAATAGAGCGAATCCTAGAAAAAGCAAATACAAGCGGTTCAACAGTTCAACAGTTCAACATTATTATATTTATTTATAGATATATATTTAATTATCAATATATTATATAATAATAATCAATATTTTATTTTGTGGAACTTGTGGAACTCAAAAAAAAAGTTCCACAAGTTTTACGGGATTTCTAAAGAGGTTCAACAGAAAATAAAAAGGTTCAACATTAATTAATTATTCAAAATCAATGAATTATATCAAATTGTGGAACTGTGGAACTTTTTTTTGAAAAAAATAGGTGTATTAGAAAATCAAAAAAGTAAATTATTTTTACTTTTAATTAAAGTATCTTTACATAAACTCAACTTTTTTAATGGAAAACTTATTTACTTTGCCCGTTCCTGTGCCTATTTACATCAAAAAATACCTAACTGCCATTTACGGACCAAAATATAAACTTTCTTTAACCGACTCCATCGGTGTTTATTTGTCCACAATGCTCCAGAAGAATCAGAACCATATCGATTGGGAAATCAAAATCTCTGAAAAAAGCGATTTTTATACGATTTGTTTTGGTCAGAAAATTTTTGAAAAACAAGGATTTTCGGTTACAAACAAAGAATTGAAGTATATGGGGGATCTGTTGGATAAGTATTTCCGAGAACAGTGTTATTCATTTATTCTTCATGATTCAATTTTCCGAAAAGATCATTACAAAGATAGTCTTCGAAACTTTTTGAAAGTCTATGAAATTACTGATGAAGAATTAGATCCGGAGTCACTTTATAAAGACTTTATGCGCAAAAAAAATGCAGATTCGCCAAATTCAACGTCAAATTTGGCTAAGAAAATCTTCGAAATTAGAAGTTGTCCTTTGTGATGATTGTATTCAATTGATAAACAATGAATTAAAACTAACCAAATACCTTAAAAAGTCTTTGGACTTTTTAGGGTATCAAAAACGCCAATTTTCATCAAAAAATAGACTAAAATGATAGTAGAAATTCTCAATTTTCCAGATGATTTAGAACGAAAAGTACTTCGATTTGGAATTTTTGTAAATCATTCCGATTTTAAATTTCATCAAATAAAAAGACAAGGCATTCCAACATTAGAAGAATGTCGAAAATATGATGGTTTTGCGGTTCGACCACTCGAAGATGATACCGCAATAGATTGTCAAACTAAAGGCTCTGATTCGGGCAGTTACAACAATAACAGCTTTGGTTTTACAGTAAAAATGCAAGACTTATCTGATGTCACTTCTATTGAAAAATACAGAAATAAAAAAGTGATCATTATTATCGAGACTTCACTCTTTCGATATTTCATAGGAAATCATGAAGAGCCATTAACTTATACTTTTAAAGAAAACACTTCTCGTCTTTCAATTTCGCTATCTGGAGACTCCAGATTCAAAACTATGCGCCAAAAAATAAGTCCTTTCTAAAGGATTCACTTCGAAATATCATTGTATTACCAAAATGTGTGTAATCACAATGATATTTTATGAAGAAAAATCAAACAGGCATTACGAATTTATATAGTTTATTATCATCTAAATGGTTGATAACAGACAATTCTGCAAATGAGTTGATGCCTTCATTGCTTCGAATTATTAATGGAGATGATCCGGTAAAAGTTGAGAACGCAAAGCCTTTCTTCTATTCTACAGTAAAAAAAGAATTTTACTTCGATGATCTTGATGAAGACGATGATGAAGAGTTTGAAGTACAACCCGGTTCCATCGCAATTCTTCCTATCAAAGGAGCTATTTTAAAGTACTCGCAATGGTGCGGTCCTATGGGAACTAAAACTATGGGAGCTTACTTGGATGATTGGAAAAACTCTGAAAACATTGTTGGTGTTTTATGTGATTTCGATTCCGGTGGTGGTCAATGCTCTGGAACTCCAGAACTCGCATCTAAAATAAAATCTTTTCCTAAACCAATTGTAGCATATACAGATGGAATGATCTGTTCTGCTGCCTATTGGTTAGCTTCTGCCTGCGATTATATTATCGCAAATGAATATTGCGATGATATCGGATCTATTGGAACAATGGCTAAAGGAGTTATTGTTGATGGTATTATTGAAAAAGCAGGTGGGAAAATTATTGAAGAATATGCAACTGCATCTACTGAAAAGAATAACACTTTCAGAGAATTAAAAAAGGGCAATTCAAAACCTTTTATCGAATTGGATTTAGATCCAATCAACGAACGCTTTCATAAAATGGTCAAAACTTACAGACCGCAATTAAATGAAAGTGTTTTTACAGGTATTTCTTACTGTATTTCTTCTGATGCATTAAAACAAGGATTAGTCGATGAAATCGGAACGATGGAAACTGCCATTGATAAAATATACTCTTTAATCGATCATCAAAAGGAAGAATCTTCAACTACAGAATCTGAATCATTAAACAAAAATAATATGTCACAATCAATTAAATACGTTGCGTTAGCAACTGCTTTGGGTGTTGCTGCAATCGAAACAAAAAAAGGTTTTTTCGATAAAGAGGCTAAAGCAAATTTCTCTTTAACGGAGGATCAATTGGATGCATTGGAAACGGCACTTACAAATGGTGGTGGCGATGTGTCTCAAATTGCTCAATTAACTGCTGATTTAGCTACTGCTCGCACAGAGTTAACAGCTGCGAAAACTGCTCAAGCAACAGCAGAAACTTCATTGAACACATTAACTGCTGATATTTCAAAACAAATGAAAGATCGCAAGTTGGAAGATAAAGGATCTGCAACTGCAAATGTTGCTGAATTATCTGCAAAAGTCGCTGAGTTTGGAGCTCGTGGTGATGCTGCTCCAACAAATGTAACAACAAAAGAAGAAGTTACGAGAGATGAGAATACAGACCCATCTGACAAATCAACTTCAATTTTCGATTCAATTTAATAATTAAAATATATGGCAATTTCAGTTTCAGTTGTCGCTGAGGAATTAAAGCGACACGTCGTGCAAAATAAAGCAGTTAATCATGTAAATTTTGCCAAAAGTACATCAGTAAGAATTGATGATTACTGTAAAAAAGTTACCAAAGTAAAAGGTGTTTACCAAACATTACACGCTTTGATGACGCATGTAGTTCAAGGTTTTAGACCAGAATGGGACGCGTTGGGACAAGCTGTAGTTCGTGATATGGAGCATAAATCGTATCGTCAAAAAATCAACTTCGAGTTTACTCCTGCTGCTGTATTAGGAACTCTTTTAGCTGATTCTTACGAAGAGGATAAAAAACCTACGGACAAAGAAATCACAAAGATGATCACTAAATGGGTGATTGAACAAGCTGTTGATGATATTGACTTCTTATCAATTTTAGGTGATCGTGACGAAACTAAAGCTTTCGGTCAATTTGGTTACTCTTTAGATGGTTGGGCTAAAATCATTAAAACTGCATTAGCTAATACAGTTAATCCTGTTTATAAAATTCCTTCTGATGTAATTACACCGGCTAATGTAATTTCAGTTTTTAGAAATTTTGAAAGAAAATTTCCAAAGTTATTTAAGTCGAAAATCAAGGAAATTCACTGTTCTACGAATTTACTTGAAATGTACAGTGATGCTTATGAATTGGAGTATAAAAACTCTCCAAATTACGAAGAAGGTAACGCAGCAAAAGCTCCATCTAAAACTCGAAAGTTAATTGGACACGATGATTTACCAGACAATATTGTATGGGCGACTATTGACGGAAATATGTTGAAATTGATTGACATTTTGGACAATGATCCTGTTTTTACAGATGTACAGGTTGAAAAATATAAAGTATTAATGTTTGGAGAGTTCGAGCGTGGTTATTCTTTATTATTGAATCAAGCTGTGTGTGTAATGGACTTCACAGGAACTGTTCTTGGTTTAGGTGACGCTGAAATTGAATTAGCAGATGGAACTAAGAAAAAACAAATGGAGTTATTCTACCCACACGAAACTGTAGCACCAGCAATTCCTTAAGACATGGGAAAATCAAACAAAAATGAAACACCAGAAGCTATAGAAGCTTCTGGTGTTGATTCGGTAAAAGAAACTACTCAAAAAGTAGTAAAATCTCCTGTAGAGTTGGAAAATGAAACATTAAAAGCTGAAGTTGATAAATTAAAAGCTGAAAACGAAAAGTTGAGAGTTGCTCTTAAAGAATCTACAGAAACTGCTGAATTATTACAGGCTGACTTAGACGAATTATCTGTGATTCCTCAAGCTCAACAATTATTATCTGGAGTTAATCCTTTAGGATCAATCGAAGAGTATGAAGATCAAATTGTATTTGTTTCTTCTAATGGAGATCGTTACATGATGACTTCAGAAGCTCCAGAGCGTTTTAATTTTCACGGTAAGAATAAAACGAAAGTTGAGTGGTCGCAAGATATCGAAGCGATGGCGGCACTGGTTAAGAGTCGATCAAATTTTGTTGAATTAATAAAATAAGCATTATGGCTGAAGTTAAAAAAAATTGTTGGGAGGATGAAGTAGTCGAAGATATCGGATTATGCCCTCAAGAAGATGTGGATGCGGGTATTGCAGAAGAAATTTATTACGCTCCTGCTGAACATATCAAGTCTATTCCTGCTCCTGCTGCTGCAACCGATCACGCGTCGTATGTAACAATTGCTGAACCAATTGTTATGGAAACAGGAAAAGGTTTTGCTAAAATGAAATTGCAAGTAGATTTGAATGGATTGAAAGCTGCATTGGTTGGAAACAAAGGAAACAAAAAGGTTCAAACAACCTTAGAGGCTTTTATTGCTGGATTCAAAGCGCAATTAGTTGGTTTCCAAGAAAAATATAAAAACGCTCGTTTGGTGTTTGCTATTCCGGATGGAAACGGCAATACCTGGTTAATTGGAGATAAGTTGAAGCCAGCACGCTTCGAGAACTTTGATTTGGACACAGGTAAAACGAACGAAGATAATAACGGCGCAACATTGAATATTGTAGCAAATAAAGGTCCACGTCTTTATACGGCTGAATTACCAATGGCAAACGCTGCTGTTGGTCCTCCTGTTGGTGGTTAATGGAAAAAGAAGCTTTAGATCCAAGAAAGTATTTTTCTGTTGACGAAAAAGATATTAGATCGTATCGTCTTGTTGACGGTACGTTCCTTCATCTTGGATTAGGTATTCCAAAAAACTGCGTGGAGTTATATACAGGAGGCTTTTCCTACTTAAAACTAAAAAAAGGAGCTGAAATATTATTCGAAAAATTATCTGAAAAAGAAGTTTTAAAATTGATCAATACTAAATCAAAAAATGATGTAACTATTCTTTCAAAATTAATTACTTCAACTGAAGGTAAAGCTATCGTTGCTACAAGACGAAAACAGCTCCTTAAATCATAAACATTTTTCTCTTTTTTGTGTTTTTTTACTACATTTTATTTCTTTTAAACCGCCTAAATAGGCGGTTTTTTTGTCCTTTCCTGTTGATCATAATAATTTGATTTTTGAGTTATGATACAGGATTGGATAAATAACGGATGTAATTACCAGGATGGCGTAATTCTATTAGAAAAATTGAGTTCAAATAAAGTGTTGATTCAACTTTTAAAGAAAGGATCATCTCCTTATTTACAATCGAAATTAAAGGCTGAATTAATCAAATTAAAATCGATTGAAAGTCCAAAACCAACTCCAAAAGAAAGTACTGAAGAAATTCCTTCAGATAAATTAAAAGAGATTAAATCTAAACCGATTTCTTTTTATCCCGCGTCTTTGCATCCTGTTTACCAACGACGAATATCTACATTTTTAGAGGCTTGTTCGTTAAAAGTTCAATTAAATGAAATTGAAAATAACCAGGAAGAAGCATTCAAAATTCAATTTAAAATTTTCAACCTTTTTTTAGAAAATGATAAGTGTTGGAAGGTTCTCAAGCAATTTGAAGATCACGGACAAATTTTGCCTTTCGAATCTTCTGAAGACTTTTCAAATCTTAGTTATACAGCACTGTGCAAACTTCGTCAGAATAAGTACACATCGGTTTCTAAGCGCAAAAAAACAATTGCTGAATGGAAAGCTGAACTTCCAAGTTTACCTCTTAAAAAACGTGGTCAAAAAGAGTTGAATATCCTAGAGAAAGAAAAAGAACTACAACGGTTCTTGAATGACATTGAAAAATTATCAAATCTTATAAATGAAAAAGAATAAACAAATTTTATCGCCACTTGAATGGTATAATGAGAAACGTAAAGTTTCAGATCTTGTACCTTATGAATTCAATCCAAGAACAATCACTGAAGAAAAACTTCAAAAACTAAAACTATCCTTAGAAAAATTTAATCTTGTTGAGATTCCTGTAATCAATCTTGATAATATTATTATTGCAGGACATCAACGTATTTGTGCGCTTTTTGCATTAGGTCGAGGAGATGAAGAAATCGATGTTCGAGTTCCTAATCGAGCGTTAACAGAAGAGGAATTAAAAGAATACAACTTACGATCAAACATCAATGTTGGAGAATGGGATCTCGATATGCTTGCAGAACATTTCTCTGATTTCGATTTTGATGATCTTGGATTAGACTTAGATAATTTTGAGTTACCGGACAGTCTTGTAGACTCTCCGGAACAGGAACAGGAGTTTGAAGTGGAACTTCCTCCAGAACCAAAAACAAAAGCAGGAGATGTTTATGAGTTTATTTCGAAACAAAAAAACTTAACTCATCGTTTGATTTGTGGAGATTCCACAAAATCTGAAACTTATCAAGCATTATTACAGGAAGAAAAATTCAATCTTGTGATTACTGATCCTCCTTACAATGTCGATTATCAAGGTTCGACAAAAGATAAATTGAAAATCGAAAACGATTCGATGTCAGATGCTGATTTTAAAACGTTTTTATATTTATTTTATCAAGAAACATTTATTCACGCAGCTGAAGGTTGTCCAATTTATGTATGGCACGCAGATAGTGAAGGCGCAAACTTTAGAAACTCTCTGAAGGAAGCGGGTTGGAAATTGGCACAATGCCTTATTTGGGTTAAGAACTCTCTTGTAATGGGACGACAAGATTACCATTGGAAGCACGAGCCTTGTTTGTACGGATGGAAAGAAGGGGCTGCGCACTCGTGGTATTCGGACCGAAAACAAACTACTGTTCTGGAGTTTGATCGTCCAAATAGAAATGCAGAGCATCCAACTATGAAACCTATTGAACTGTTCTCTTATCAAATTAAAAACTCATCGAAACAACGTGATATCGTAGGGGATTCTTTCAGTGGATCTGGAACAACTTTGATCGCGTGCGAACAAACTTGGAGACAAGCTCGAGTTATTGAACTTGATCCGAAATATTGTGATGTAAACGTCTCGCGTTGGATAAAGTATATGAAAGATAATAATCTAGAATTCGAGGTCAAACTTAATGGTAAAAAGCTTGATTATGAAACGTTTTTAACGTAAATTTGCATGGTGTCTTAAAGTGAATATTATTCAACATTAAGATATATGTTTTTTGTAAAAGTCTTGCATTATTGCAGGACTTTTTTTTGTGATGTTTATCAACTTATTTCATTTAAAATAAACAAGTTATAACTTGCATCGGTTCTTTAATTGGTCGTACTTAGCTGTATAATTAAAAGGAAAACAATAAGTTATGACACTTACAGAAATTTTAAACAGCAACTTAAACAAAACAGAAAAAGCTAAAAAATTATTCGACTTAGGCTATACAAGAACTCAAGTAGCTGAGTACGTAACCAACGGAAACTACGGATTTGCTTACAACATTTGGAAAAAATGGTTTGAACAACAAACTGCAAATATTATCAACTTACCTTTCGAATACGCCTTAACAAGAACCTTTGGGATAGAGCTTGAAACTTACGGAACAACTGCAGAAAAAATCTTAAGAGAGGTAAGAACCTTAGGTATTTCAATAGAAAATGAAGGCTATAACCACAATACTCGTAACCATTGGAAAATAGTAAGCGACTCTTCTATATCTGGAGGTAACGGAAACGAAATCGTAAGCCCTGTTCTAAGAGGACACGAAGGTTTAGAACAAATAGAGAAAGTTTGTAGAGCTTTACGAAAAGCAGGCGCAAAAGTAAATTCTTCTTGCGGTTTTCATTTACATTTTGGAGTACAGGATTTTTCTTTAGAAAATTTTAAAACACTTTTCAAAAATCATTTAAAAATAGAAACCGGATTTGATAATATCGTACCGATTTCCAGACGTGGAAATAATAACGGATTTTGTAAAAGTTTAAAAAGCTTAAATAATTTCGAAAGCCGTTTGGAAAACGCAAATAGTATTTCCGAAATACAAAACATTTTTAATACGCGATATGTAAAACTAAATTTTCAAAGTTACCAACGATACGGAACAGTTGAATTTAGACAACACAGCGGAACAACGACTTATTCGAAAATAAAGAATTGGATTTTGATTTGCGGACGTTTAGTAGAATTCTCGAAACAAAATAGAAATGCAACTCAACTAAATGATTTCTTAAACGAAAGCCTACAGGATTATGTTTCAGATAGACGAATCGACCTTGCAATATAAAGCAAGGTCAAAACGTAAGGATTTCGAATTAAATCCTTACGTTTGCTTTATGAAAGTAAAATTTAACGACAACGATCAAATAATAGAAATTAAAACAGACGTGGAGTTCGTTGATTGGATGCGTAACGATTCAAAAGATTTTTACGAAACAAACGAAGGCTATATGAAGGCTTACGCAAAGCGTGCTGTTATTGCAAATAATGAAGATATCCGTGCAACTTCTGAAAAAGAATTTTTTGAAGATTTGAATAAATTAGGTCACATTTCAATATTGACTAAATAAAATAAAAAACTTTTGTTTTCCGAATTAATTATACATGAACAGCCTTGCGATTTGCAAGGCTTTTTTCAGTTATAAAGACCATGTCTAAGATAAGAAAAAGCTACTGACAAAAGAAAAAATACAACCTGCTTAATATCAACTTTGTTTATATTTGTGTAAACCGCTATACTAAGCGGTTTTTTTGTGTCCTTTCTAAACCTCTCCTCTTTCTCGATGTTTGAATTTGAATAAAAATAGTTCAATGTCAGATATCGTCAAATTCAATAAAGACAATACTTTTCAACGTTTACGAGCACACTATTTAGAGCCAGAAAACAATCCTATTTCAGATGCTGAGAAAGCACGTCTGGAACGTGTTGTTTTGATGTGTTCTCTTCGTATGCGAAACAAATATTCGAAACAACAGGTCTTGAAAAAAATCGTGGACGATTACGATGTAAGTCAAGCTACTGCTTATCGAGATTACACCATGATGTCTAATCTATTTGGTGAGATTGACGAAGTGAATACTGTTGCAGAAATGATGTTTGTTCGCGAGGAATATATGTTCCTATATCAACAATTAATCAAAGATCGTGATTGGAAGGAAGCACGAGCTGTCTTAGATAAATACAAAGAAACTTTACCAAATATTAGTGAAAACGAAGTAGATCCTAAGAAGATTGAAGCGCATGAGTTTCATCTTAAAATGGATAGACAGTTACAGAAGGCTATGTCTGCTGCTCTCCAGAGTGGTGGTTTTGATTTTGGGCAGGCTAAGTTTCAAGATATTGAATTTGAAGTTGTAGAATCAAAAATAGTAGATGAAGGCAAGGATTAAAACTAAAATAGTTACTGAACTTAATCCTTTTCAAGCTGCTGCCGTTCTTGCTACTAAGTTAGGTATTAAAAATAAAACTTATCTCGTAGCACGTGGTGGAGGAAAGTCTACAGTTCTTGGTTGGGATATGATGTCCTGTGTTCGAGCTATGCCTCGAAGCACAGGTATTCTTGTAGGAGAAACGTATCAACAAATTCTTTCTCGAACACTTCCTTCAACGAAAGAAGGTCTTGAGATGTTTGGCGTATATGAGGGAATTGATTATGTAGTTGGAAAAAAAGGACCAGGCTATGAATTACCTTTTCAAAGTCCGGAGCGTTGGAACAATGTTATTCACTTTCGTAACGGAACTATTGTTATTCTGGTGTCGTTGGATATGCCAGATGCAGGTCGTGGAATTAACTCGTATTGGGTAATCGGTGATGAAGCTGCATTATTAAATAAAGAACGTTTATTCCTTAACGTTCAGACGACTAACCGTGCTAAGAAATCTTTCTTTGAAAAGTGTCCACTTCTTAATGCTGAGATCTTCGCATCGTCTATGCCATTGACTAAAAAAGGAAAGTGGCTTATTGAGATGGAAAACGTTTACAAAACTAATCCAGAATATAAAGGGATCTCCACTTTCTTAAGAGCTCCTGCTACAGTAAACATCAAGAACTTATCTAAGAACTGGTTTGGTCGTATGGAGGCGAACGCTTCAAGCCGCATTCACTATGAAGCTGAGATTTTGAATATAGAACCTCCATCAGTTCTTAATGGATTCTATATGCAATGGTCTCAAGATATTCACACTTATGGTAACGCAAGTGATTTGGATTATCTCCTGGAGGATGTTGGGACTGCTTACGTACCAAAGAAACATGACAACTGTAGACAGGATAAGGATTTGAATTGGTATCAACAATTAGAGATATCAATAGATCCTGGAGAAGGAATCAACTCAATGACTGTTTGGCAAAAGGACTACGAGAACAATATCGAGAGATGTATCAAAGAGTTCGTTGTCAAGCGTCCAAAAGATTATGAAGATCTTGTAAAGGAATTTGACTTGTATTACTTAGATCATAAGAATCGTGTGCGTAATGTTATTCTTAGGCACGATGCACAGGCATTCAAAGAACGTGATAAGAACAATGAGTTAATCGCTAATAAGATAGTGGCTCAATTGCAAAGTCTTGGTTGGATAGTCAACAACATGACTCCTAAAACAAATAACCCTTATCACGAAGCAAAGTTTACAGTGTTGAATTATTTATTGAAAGGATCTGATCCAAGACTCCCTCAAATCCTAATCAACAAGGATAACTGTCCAAATACTGTCATCTCTATTGAAGGAGCTGAAACGGAGATCAAACGAAACTCCGGTTATGCAAAGGATAAGAGTTCGGAGCGTGAAAGCACTACTCTACCAGAGCATGCTACTCACTTAAGCGACACCGTTGACTATCATCTGTATTGGAAGTACGCAGACATGGTGTCTGAAGAAGTTAGTTCATCGTTTTTCATCGATCTATAGATGTCTTTTATGTAGTTTTCTAACGAATACCTTTGAAGCCCGCTGTTTATGCGGGCTTCAACGTTTTATAAAAAAAATATTAATTTTTAGAATTTCGGAAAATCTCCAAACTCCTCTACAGCCCTCTGTTTAAGCGGGTTTTCATATTTGGGTCGATTTTCAAAAAAAGGAAAGTGTAAAAACTCCTTAGGTCGTGGCGTGGAGAGGATACATATTTGATAAAAAAATATACCGTTTTAGAAATCAACTATTTGACTATTAAATATATAGTAAAATAAATTTGAGAAAACACCCTGTAAAATGATACTTTTTTTTGTGTCCTTTCTAAAAAATGAATGCTTTTTCATATTTGTTTTATGGAAAATCAAATTTTTCTCAACGAAGTACTCGAGCAAATCGACTCGAATTATCCAAATGGCGAACCGATGCGATTTGATATTGAAGTATTCACCTTTAATCGAAATAATAAAGAAGGCGGCAAATTGAATTTTTACCGCAATGCAAAAAAATTAGTTTCGAGTTTTTCTGGTCGAAAATTGACTTTAGAAGAAAAAGCAATGCAGAAAAACAAACTAAGAAAATCGCCAAATCATTTCGAAAATCGTACGCGTAACATTGAAACTACTGAAGGGAAAAAAGTAAAGATTAACATCTTATTCATTCGAAAGTTTAACGGACTAAAAGTAATTTATTAATGATACAGGAATTATCTGAAGGAATATTCGTAGGAGAAAGCGGTGCTTTTTTTATCGAAAATTATTCTGCATCGTCGAAAAGCTCAAAAAACGAAGAGCAATCAACTTTAATCAAAGTCAATAAAAGCGAAATTGACACCGAAAAAACAAAAACTTCTGAAGTGGTTTCTTGGGGTCCGAGCAATTCTGGTCCTAAAAAAGTTTTAGAACTTATTGCAAAAATTGGTGTGGCTGGTAAAGCTGTGCAAGTTGCAACCGCTGCACATTTCGGGACAGGACTTTCTATTTATGAAGAGGACGATAAAGGCGAGTTAATTAAAAAACCATTTCGCGCTGTTCCTGGTCTGAATGAATTTGATAAACGAAACAATATAAATTTATTTTATTCGGAGTTTATCAATGATTTGGAAATTCACGATTTGGGATTCGTTGAGTTTTGTCTCTTAAATAATTACGAGGATGTTCGATTAATTAAACGACACGATCCAATTTTTTGTCGCTTCGAAGTGATGAACGAAAGCACAGGTAAAATCGAAAACGTTTACCTTAATCCCGACTGGACAAACTACAACGAAAAATACACGTCAAAAGTTCCTTGTTTCTCGCAATATGATTATTGGGAGGACATCAAAGAATATT